GTAATCACCAGCATCTAATGTATGTTGTACATCACCACCCTTTAAGTGTCTATAGTAATCACCCTCATCAAGAAGATTATGAAAATCTCCTTTAATAAGTCGTCTAAAAACATTACCCTTATCTATTTGCCCATGTATTTCGCCTTCAGGTAACCAGTAAACAATTGAACCGTCCGGCACTGGAGTTTTTAATCCTTCAATTTTTTCGTAATCAAATGTTTTCTTAATATCTTTATGTGCTGTTGGTGCCTTTGAAACATAATTTGCTGGCATATGTAAGTTTATATCTCGACCAATATCAAGATTTAAATCTCTATCAACTCGAAGATTTAAATCTTCATTTGTTCTTAAACTTATAGTGTTATTACTAAACAATTCAATATTTCCAGCTTGATCAAGTTCAACCCATGCTGAGGCATTTTTATTACAAATATAAACAAATCCACCACTATCATGAATAAGAATTTGAGCACCACCTCTAGTTCGTAATCTAATAAGTCTGTTCTCACCGTTTATATCACCATCATCCATAACAAATTGATGGCCACCTGCTCTTTTAAACGTTTCGCTTACGGAAGCTGCTTCTTCATCAATCGGACCAGGTGTACTCATACCATATACATGACTGGGTGTTTCTCGTTGAGCAGAACTTGTTGTCCACCCGCGGTAGGGATCTTCTAACTGTGCTGTTTGTCCTAATCGTTCTAATTGTCTCTTATGATATGGTCTAACTGGAGGGATTAATGGTGTCGTAATTCCATGATCAAATTTATTATATTCCGAAGTTGGCATCTGCGGATAATATGCACAACCATTATGTTTATCATATGCAGCTAATCCAGGAACAGCAAAATTCATATAACTATCATACAACACGCCTATCCAAATTCCACGTTGCTCTTCACCATTAATAAACATTACAAGAACTTTATTACCAATATCTGGTGGTACTGCCCAAAAACCATAACTTGTAGGAGTAAAATCATAATCACTATGACCCCTATCCCAATGCCTTTCCATTCCAGGCGTTGATCCACCAAATGGCGCACAGTAACTAACAGTTTTCCAGATTCTAGGATTATCTTCTTCTCCGCCCCAATCTGGTAACCAAACACTAAGACGACCCATATGTTGTACATCTTGTGTATTTTTCACATGGCCAATATAAACACCGTAATGACGTTTCTTACTTGCAACATCATCAGTATAATGCCCTGCTGTTTCTTTTAAACGTCTGAACGATGGTCTATCAGTTTTTTTTATTCCTTCTACCATTACTTTTATTCACCCATATGCAGTGTCTCTGCTTCATCAATTTCTCTATTATGTGCATCCATTGCCTCTCTGAACTTTTTAGGTTCTGAAAGAACTAGATTTAAATCAATTGTCGGATCACGAACACAATTTAATGTTTGGTTAAACTCTCCGCCTTGAAACGAATTTTTTACCGTTATAACACAATATACTCCGTTTAATGAATTTCTATCATTAATAGTCATAAGCCCTGTATTTGGCTCCCATTGCTCACCTTGGTCAGCAATTAATATCATATAAGATTCTTTCTTATTTGGTGAAATACTTGTATCAGCATTATCTCCTGGAGAATTTGGAATCCACCATGAGTCTCCTCGTATTTCTAATTCAAGTGAAATCATATCACCACTAGCAGCTTGTTGATAAATTTCTGCTATAATATTACGACCTCGATCATATTCATCCCTAAGACCGTCTTGCATTGTCTTTGCTAATCGAGTATCAGTATATGCAACCGGAAATAACACTGACTTAAACTTATCACCTGCTAAATCTAAATCATTTAAATATACTTGACCAGTATATTGTTTTGTAGCACCTCGTTGATATGAAATTGGTACGTTATATTGTACAAAATATTTACCGTCTGCTGTTATTGATACTTCAGTCGGGGGCATCCACTCTTCTGTAAGATCACCAGTCTGGTTAAGCATTGCTAGAATTTTCTTTTTAGCCTCTAAACTATCTTCTTTTGATTTAGCAATCTCGGCTTCGTTTTTAGCTTGCAGTGCTCGATTTTTTTGGGCAGCTCGAAGAGCAACTGCTTTATCTATTCCACCGGTGTTTGTCATTCTCTCTTCTGCTTTTTTGGCTTTGGATACAGCCATTAAATTTTCAGATTGCTTTTCAGTTCTTAAATCATGATTTTCTCGTAATTCATTAACCCAAACAGACCCTTTATGAACATCGTCTTTTGCGTTTGTTCCATGGTCCCTTTTATATGAATCAACTAGTTTTGAATACAAACCTTTTGCTACAAACCATGCATTATCAAATTTAAAATCAACACCCTTTACTTCAGTATTCAGCCCTGTATAATAATAATGATACGCCTTCTTAACCATATCAAAACCTAATAAACCATGCAAACGATCCATACTTGTTACTTTATCCTGTTGTGTATTTGTCTCAGAATAAGAAAAACGAGGATTTAAATTCTTATGTACTCTATAAATTCTTTTTGCCGCATACCTCCGCCTATTCGGATCATACCCAAGCAATTCGGTTTCACTATCAATCTTAATAAAATATCGTTCGACATTTGCTGGATTAACAGTTGGCTTCACTTGCTGTGCATCGTCTCCTTCAGGTGCTGGGACATCTGATATAAGACGTTGAAACTCAACCGTCCCTGCAATTATATTACGAATTATTGTCGGAATATCCGTACCAGCTTTAAAAGTAGCAGTTTGTTCTATTTTTGATTCTTGATCATGTTTCTGTGATATTTCTGCTATCTTAGTAGAAGTATCTGTAGTCTGTTCATCGTTCGGTTCACGAGCATTACCAATTTTAGATTCTAATTTTGTTACTTCATAATAATTTGGTAAAGCTCTAACTGATGACAAATATTCTTGAAGCCCTATAACTAATGGCAGTTCGCCCATGTCTCCTTCTAACTCTATAGCATAAACATCAGGTACTAATACAGTATCAGATGCTTTAGTTTGTTGACGTGACATTTCAAAACAAACCATAGCCAAAATTTCTCCAACTTTTTTTCCGCCAACTTTTACATCTTCTTGTAATGATCCAATTATTGAATTAAAATTATGCTCACTATACGATATTGCTTCAATGCTATATGTTGAACCACTTTCATCATATGTTTGCTGTATAGCCATAAACCGTAATGCTAAACATCGACTAACGCCAAGATCTGTTACCGGGGCACTTGTTACATCATCTCTTGCCTTCCACTCAATTAACATAAAAATTGGAATATCATGTTGATTAGTTGTTTCAAGTGCTATAGCAGCTTTTAAAATGTTATCAATTAAATCAGCTTGAAATGGACTTCTAATAACTAAATCAACATTAGTTGCTGTAACTGATGATGTTGATCTTGGACTTAAAGCAAGAACACTTTCAAATTCGACACTTTCTATATAATACTCATCTGTCCCTGCACTCTGAGCAACTATAACAGATCCTGCATTTTCAACATCTTTAATTGATTTAATATCTGCTAATATCTTACCCAATCGTTGACCAATAAGTTTACCTTCAGGCAACATGAATAAAGTTATATTATATGCAGTTGATACAAATCCTTTATCCCCTTGAATATATAATTCATTTGGCATGATTTTATTATCCAACGCATCTTGTATCTCAACCCAACTTGTTCTTTCTCGTCGTTTTCCAGATCCCCGGTTTGGTTGAGCTTTAAACCTATTAATATTAATTACTGCACTGGCATCATTCATATTTTCACTGCCATGTTTTCGGGTTTGCCTTCTTTCTTCAGCTGCTTTGCCCTCTGGCGAATTTAACCAGGCTTGGTAATCCAGTAGTTGCTGAGAGGCTTCACTAACTCGATGTGTTCTTTCATCTGTTAAAGCTGTATCTCGTTCCCTGGCAGCAATTTGTTCTGGTGTTAACTCCTTAACATCAGTACCTGTTTTATCAGCGGCTTTAGCTCCTTCAGTTTCTGTATTAGGCTTGTTAACTCTGCTGAGGTTACCTCGTCCGAGTTTGTCACCAAGACCGACTCCTATACCTTCTCCCAGGCCTACACTGTTCGTAATTATATTTCTAGTAGAGATACCTCCAGTGGACTCAGGAACTGGAGTATCGGTTTTTGTATTTACAACCTGAACCGACTGGTAAGCTTTAGCTCTTGCGGCAGCTCGATTGCGATAAGAATTAGCAGGGCGAGCCATTATAATAGACTCTTAAGGCCGGCTCTCGACGGCACAATTATAGATACCCCTGCTTTAAAGTCCTCAACCGGATCAATTAATATATTCTTATTTTTTATAGCAAACACCCACCAATAATTTGAGCTACCATACAACTCATGTGCCCATAAATCAGGGCGCCGATCATACCTTAAAGGAATTTCTTTAGTAGTATCGCCTTTCGTTCCAATAGTAACATCACCAGGCCATAGATCAAGATAAAACTCTCGAACACCTGTACCTGAATAAAAACTATCACTGCGATACGTTGATTTTTTTGGCATTATATATACCCCTTCTCAAGTAACCTTCCATTGACAAAATCTTCAAGAGTATGTTCAGTACGAGTTTGTCGGGTATTGTATTGCGGAAGCAAATCTAAAATAGCTTCGAACTTTATTGGAGCCAATATTTCTTTTAAATGTACATCATTGAAATTAACATAATCTTGATTAGAATCAAGGTTATATGTGTAATTGGTAATAACTACAGGAACATTTTGAAACCAACCATGACCAAGTGCATTAAAACTTAATACAGGTGGTGGAACTCCTCTATACGGATCGCTCTCTCCGAAACCCATTCTCATAGCGGATTTAAAAAAGTGATGAGCTCCCATTGCATACCTTGCTTCAGCTAATGTACCTGAAGTAAATGTTGCAGTACACGTAAAATTTTGCACACCATAATTTTTAAAAAACCTATACATAAAATTACTATGTGTCGGATGATGCTCTGCATAATTTGCAGTATGTGTTGCCATTACTACAGGCATATACGGAAATACAACACCGTTATCTGGTCTTAATGGAAGCATAGGCCCAGAATCATATCCAGGAAATATTACTCCCATATCAGTTAAGCAGGTAAGACTTGCTCTTAAATCACTTGTTGTTGCCATGTAAATTCATCCCTTTCCGAATTGCGTTAAACATTTCTTCACCACCCCTAAATCCACTTGGAAGTCCTTTCTTAAACGAGTTATAATCATCTTCGGTAGCAGCTACTCTCATCTTGCTTGCTGACATGCCTTCGGCACCTTCAGCATCCGGATCACGTTGCCCTGCACTTTTAACTTCAATTGAATCAAAATTATAATACCCATGTGGTTTATCTTCAACCCCATTGTAATCATTTAATAATCTTTCAAAATCTGCAACACGATCTGATCCTACAACTAATACGACATTTTTCCATCCTTCGTCATACAAATCCGTAACTATTTTTAAAAATGTACCAGCTAATTGAAATTTTACACCTGGGAACATTGTTTTTAAATACCCTAATTTTTGATCAGAGTGTAACGGATTTTTTTTCGGATCCTGAGATTGACTAACATAAACACGATAATTACTAGCACCTGCATTTTTTGCAGCGTCAACTAACTTCTCATGCCCAATTGTTGGTGGATTAAATCTACCGAACGTAAAGGCAATACTATCTTTATCTTCAAGTAATTCTTGTGCTCGCATAAATCATAAACTCTTTACTTTATTTATCGTTTAATTAAACCTCGATTTTACTTGACTTATTCATCAAAATCCTTTATAATTTTGTTATTGTATAGCATATCTTGTAGGGTAAATATTAATGAGGACAATAGGAATTTTTAATGGCAAAGAGAGTAAATTATTTAAACAACAAAGATATGTTAGCAGAAATACACAAATCAAAAACTAGTTTTTCTTATTACACTAACAAAAACTATACTGATTTTGATGTTATTGTACACAACATTAACGAAATTACTAATGAAATAATACAACTTGCAAGAGAAAGTCAAGCAAAACGTATGCGTGATGGCCTAATAGAAAAAGCAAAAAGTGAAGCAAAAGATGCTAAAGAAAAGAAAGCAATTAAAACATCAGAGATTGTAGTAGACCCAGCTTCAATTGAGTTAAAAGATTTAGTATTTAGAGTAATGGGGTTTGATCATATACCAGAGGATCCAGGAAGAAAACGTAATCCAAAAACAGTAGCAGATAGACATATTAAACTACCATTTCCTCCATTTAAACATTATGCTTATATTGATAAAAAATTAACAGAAGTTGGAAGAAGTCATTGGCGAAGAGGATTACAAAAAGGAAAATTTTCATTAACTCACGGAGAAGTAACTAACAAACTAGCATTAATGTATATAAAATTAGTCGAGCGATATAGCCAACGAAGCAATTGGCGCGGCTATACTTATGTAGATGAAATGCGAGGACAAGCATTATTACAACTATCACAAATTGGATTACAGTTTGACGAAAGCAAAAGTCAAAATCCATTTGCATACTATACTGCGGCAATTACTAACAGTTTTACTAGAATATTAAATGTTGAAAAAAGAAACCAAAATATACGAGACGATATGTTACAACACGCAGGCGCAATGCCTAGTTTTACAAGGCAAATGAAACATGAAGAAGAACAAAAGGCACTCCGGGCACAAAAACTAGCAGATGAAAAAGGCGAAGAAAAAGATACAACTGTTTGAAAAAGTAGCATGTTTTACTGATATACATTTTGGACTAAAAAATAATAGTCACTTACACAATCAAGACTGTTTAGACTTTGTTAAATGGTTCATTGAACTTGCACACGATAATGGATGCACAAAATGCATCTTTCTTGGTGACTGGCATCATCAGCGAGCAAGTATTAATGTCAGCACAATGAACTATACTTTAGAAGCATTAAGTTTGCTCAACGATGCATTTGAAAATGTATATTTTCTCAACGGCAATCATGACCTATATTACAGAGATAATCGAAACTTAAACAGTATTGAGTTTAACAAACTTCTTCAAAATTTTACACAAATCAATGAACCACTTGTTGAAGGTGATGTAGCACTTATTCCATGGCTTGTTGGCAACGAATGGAAAAAAATACAAAAAATTAAATGCAAATATATGTTTGGGCATTTTGAATTACCAAGTTTTTATATGAATGCTATGGTAAAAATGCCAGACCATGGTGGATTAAACGATGATCATTTTAGTCATCCAGAACTAGTGTTTAGTGGACACTTTCATACGCGACAAGTAAAAGGTAAAGTTGTTTATATAGGCAATGCATTTCCGCACAACTATGCAGATGCATGGGATGATGAAAGAGGTGCAATGATTTTAGGGTGGGGTGAGGAACCTAACTTTTTTGCATGGCCTGATCAACCAACATATAGGACACTACGATTAACTACACTGCTTAACGATCCTGAAAAGTATTTGCGTGAAAAAACACATGCGCGAATTCATTTAGATATTGATATTACATATGAGGAAGCAAATTTTCTTAAGGATCTATTTACTGAAACTTTTCTTTTACGAGAATTTTCATTACTGCCAGGGAAAGATACTGAACACGAAGAAGGCGATATTATTGGGCAGATTGAATTTAAAAGTGTAGATCAAATTGTTATTTCACATTTGCAAGATATACAAAGTGATACATTTGATCCAAGGGTATTAATAGCAATTTATAATTCTCTATAATGTTAAAAATTAAAGACATTACATTAAAAAACTTTATGAGTGTTGGCGCAGTAACACAAGGCGTTACATTTGATAAAGACGCACTAACATTAGTATTAGGTAATAATATTGATTTAGGTAGTGACGGCTCCAGAAACGGAACTGGTAAAACTACACTTGTCAATGCTATTAGTTACGCATTGTTCGGTGCGGCAATAACAAACATTAAACGCGACAATCTCATTAATAAAACCAATGGTAAGCAAATGGCTGTCGCTTTAACTTTCCAAAAAGACAATCACACATATAAAATCGAACGAAGCAGACGTCCTAATAAATTTAAATTCTATGTTGACAATAAAGAAGTAGACGAAGCTATTGACACAGCGCAGGGAGAAAACAGACATACACAAGAAGTAATCGAAGACATCATAAAAATGAGTCCAATATTGTTCAAGCATGTTGTTGCATTAAACACATATACTGAACCATTTTTAAATATGCGAGCACATGATCAACGAGAATTTATTGAGGAACTATTAGGTATTACTGAACTCAGTCGTAAAGCAGAAGTTTTAAAAGAACAAATTAAAGAAACTCGCGAGTCTATTACTGAAGAAGAATATAACATAAAGTCAATACAAGATGCTAATGAAAAAATCGACAAGCAAATACAACGAATTGAAAAACGAAGTGAGGACTGGGTTGAAGAACACAATAACAGTATTACAGCATTAGAAGAAGCATTAACAGAACTTGAAAAAATTGCTATTGTAAAAGAAATACAATATCACAAAGACTTAGAAATTTATAATCAAAAAACAAACGACTTGCATAGGTACAAGCGTGAAATGTCTTTGCAAAAACGACACCAGCAAAATTATCTCTCAGGAATAGATACAAACAGTGATAATTTAGAAACATCAAAAGATCACAAATGCTATGCATGTGGACAAGAAATACATGACCAACGGCACAACGAAATTATTAAAGAACTAACAAAGAAAATTGCAGAAGCACAAAAAAATTTAAATGAAACAAATACAGCAATTGCAGTTATAGAAAAACACATTGAGGAAATTGGAGATCCGGGCGACAAGCCAGAAACATTTTATAATAGTATTGACGATGCATATCATCATCAACAAAGTATTAGACAAACAAAAACTGAATTAGAAAACGAAGAACAAGAAGAGAACCCACACATTGAACAAATTAACGAATTACAATCAGGTGGACTACAGCAAATCAGTTATGATATACTTAACAAGTTTAACGACTTAAAGAATCATCAAGAGTTCTTACTTAAACTTCTCATTAACAAAGACAGTTTTATACGCAAAGGAATTATTGATCAAAACTTATCGTACCTTAATGCACGATTAGATCATTACTTAGTAAAAATGGGATTGCCACATGAAGTTAAATTCCTCAATGACTTGAATGTAGAAATAACGGAACTTGGAAGAGAACTTGACTTTGACAATTTAAGTAGAGGCGAACGCAACAGACTTATTTTAAGTTTAAGTTGGGCATTTAGAGATGTGTTTGAAAACTTACATTCACCAATTAACTTAATGTTCATCGATGAACTCATTGATAACGGAACAGATACAAACGGTGTTGAAGCGGCACTTGCAGTATTAAAGAAAATGTCAAGAGAACGCAGTAAAAATGTTTTCCTCATATCGCACAGGGAGGAACTTATTGGACGAGTTTCCAATGTGCTTAATGTTATTAAAGAAAATGGATTCACAAACTTTACTAAAGAAGACGACTGACATTACTCGTATATACGAGGAGCATGGTAACGCATCAGGGTTACCAGTATTCACACTTGCTGAATGGAAAACGTTTTTAAAACAATTTCCAGCAGATTTAGAAAAAGAATGCCTCGTTAATTACATTACTGAAAACAACATACCCTTTCCATTACAGGAAATTAGTAGGAAAGAAGTAGTCTCAAAGTTCTATAAATTAAGAAGTTGTCCACTTTCTAACTTCCTATCACCCACTCCTGCGGCCATCACAGATAAATTTAATGACTATAAATATCAAGTAAGCGAATATTGTAAAACTGTACTTGAATTAGGACATTATTATAACAATATTAGTAACTATTTTCATCAAGAGACTCGTTTAAGATGTGACGGTTATGATACTTTAAGTCCATTGAATACTTGGAAAGATGCTCATGCACTAAAGAAGTTTAACTGGACATTTTGGAGACCGGGAGACATAATAAAGAAAATTGATCCGGGTGCATATAGAGAAGCATTTCGACTTGGCGCATATACAGCAACACAGTTTAAACCACATGTTGCAAAATATATGTACGATAGATTTAATGCTAAAGCAATTTTAGATAGCAGTTGTGGTTGGGGCGATCGTTTAGCAGGTTTTTATGCAAGTGACGCAGAAACATATGTAGGTTGTGACCCGAACCCTGCTACATGGAACATGTATATTGAGCAATGTATATTTTATGAAAAACTATTAGGCGACGATTGGAACATAAGCAAACACGATAATTATTTTACAATTACAGGAAATAAAGAAGTTATTATTTACTGTGAAGGTAGCGAAAATGTTGAATGGCCGCATTTAGATTATAATTTAGCATTCACAAGTCCACCATATTTCGGAACAGAAAGATACGCAGAAGGAAGCAACGATGAAAAACAAAGTTGGTTCAAATATCCTAAATATGAAGATTGGCTCTCTGAATATCTTTTTAAGACACTTGATAATATTTCAAAAGTAATAGCAATCGATGGAGCAATAGCAATCAACATAATTGATGCTAAAATAAAAAATAAGAGATACAATATTTGTGATCCGATGACAGAATATATGAACTCTATTGATATGCCATTACAAGAAGTAGTTGGTATGAGAATGATGCCGAGACCCAAGAACGAAGAGGGCGGTAACATTGAGCATATGCAAGAGTGTTTTGTTGAGCCAATTTGGATTTATAGTGCTGAGAAAGCAAATATCGAAACTCCATTTGATAGGCTATTTGTGATGTAAACTAACGCAAAGCCGCGCGGAGTCAAAGACGGCAAGTAGTTATAGGAGTTATTATGTTAAAATCATTTTGGTGGAATAGACAATGGGCCTTATGGGCTTGGGGTGGTCTAGTTCTACTAATTGGTTCATTGTGGTTACAAGTACAAATGACAGTGGCCATTAACACATGGTATGGCGGATTTTATAATTTGTTGCAAACAGCAGGAGATTATATAGACAACCCACAAGAAGGTATTACTCAATTATATTCACAATTGATTTCTTTACAGTATACATTAAGTGGGTTTGATAGCGAAATTGCTCAAGTATCTTTTACAGAAATTGTATTTCCGTATATCGCACTTGCCATTTTTACAGGTTGGTTTGCACGAATATATGGACTGCGTTGGCGCGAAGCTATTACATTTAGTTATATTCCTCGTTGGCGTGGAGTCGATGGAGAAATTGAAGGAGCATCACAACGTATTCAAGAAGACTGTAACAGATGGGCAAGAATTATTGAGTCATTAGGACTGCAAGTAGTACGAGCAGTAATGACACTAATTGCCTTTATTCCTATTTTGTGGGGTTTCAGCGACAAAGTCGACATACCAGTTATCAGAGATATTGAAGGTTCTCTTGTTTGGGGAACATTAATAGTATCACTAGGCGGTATGGCAATAAGTTGGTTTGTCGGTTGGAAACTACCGCATTTAGAATATAACAACCAAAGAGTAGAAGCGGCATTTAGAAAGGATTTAGTACTAGGCGAAGATGACAAAACAAACTATGCCCAACCAGAAACATTAGGCGAATTATTTACAGGAATTCGTTATAACTATCATAGGCTATATCTTCATTATGGATATTTTGACTGTTGGGTTGTATTCTATGATCAGTTCATGATTATTGTACCTTACCTTATTATGGGTCCAGGATTATTCTCTGGATTAATTACTTTAGGTATTATGGTACAAGTAAGTAATGCGTTTAGTAGAGTGCATGGAGGATTTGCATTATTCCTACACAACTGGACAACCATTACTGAACTACGATCGATTTGGAAACGTCTACATGAGTTTGAAGATAATCTAGTGAGGTATGGACAATGAACGAAACGATATTATTAAGTTTATGTGGAATAGGATTTGTTACTTTAATACTGATTGCACATTGGGTCGATAAAAGAATTGTAAAAAAGATCGAAGACTATGAAGACCGTATGGTTGAAAAAGGTATCTACTCAAGACACTATACAAAGAAAAGTAAGAACTAATTATAAGTAGGTAAGTATTATTGTGCCGACAATTGTCGGCACAATATTCTTATGAGATGGAAACGAGAAACTGCACAAGAACAGTATAAACGACTAACAGACTGGCATGAATGGTTTGCTTGGCGTCCGATACGACTATCCACTATAGATCAAGCATCACAACAATTAATCGACACCACAGAAATTATATGGTGCGAAACTGTTATGCGTAAACTTGATCGACATGCTCACAAAACATACGCAACTAAAGAAGACGCACTCCTCGATAAATTAACTGAGAGAGAAGAACGCGAAAGCAGTGTAATGCGAGATGTGCGAAATATTAAACAAATATTCCAACGCGAAACTGATGACGAATAAATAGTAAAATGAACATCAGTATGGATGGTTTTTATTTAAAAACCTCAGGAACTACAGGTCCTTCAAAGGAAATCTGGCAATCACAGGAAAAGTTAAAAGCGGCTAATAAGACAGCAATCGATTCTCAAGAAATAACATCTAAATCAAGAATTTTAACAGTATGCAAAATAGGTCATGCTGGAGGAGCAGTTGCACAAACACTACCTGCTTTAGACATTGGTGCTCATGTAGATATCATACCGTTTAATGCTTTTTCATTTTTTAAAGATGTTAACGGTTATACACATACACATTTAACACCAGGGCATTGCGAACTTTTACTTAAAACAAAAGCAATTAAGAATATAGATTTATCAGGACTATGGATTACATGTGGATCTGATCCGGTTCACAAAAGAATTATTATTCCGTTTGTCGAACATGGTGCAACTTTTATGACTAATTGGGGCATGACTGAAATTGGACCTTGTGCTATTAATCATGTGTTTCGGACTGTTGATCAAGTGCATGAAACAATACAGTGGGATGACAATGACGAAACATTATTAGGAACTAGATTTTATTGTGATCACAATGTAATAAACGATGAACTTATAGTAAAAGGAGACATATGCGTATACGACGACTGGTTCAACACAGGAGACAAATGTGGATTTAAATTTGATAAAATGGTATATAAAGGCCGGATTACAAAAAAATAAACTAGTAACAACCCGCATACCAAAAAATTTCGATCTTACAGAATTTTGTAGTATATGTGACAAACTTGGATGGTTAAACAATCGCAGCCCAGAGGCTTTAAAATTTAATGAAGTTGCATTTTGGGGCACATTTTGGAATCGTAAATTAATATCAATCTCTGGTTGCCAATATGTACCAGAAATAAGTGACAACACTTATCGTATTTTATTTCGCGGGGCACAACTTCCAGAATTTAATAAAGTTTTTAGCACAATGTCACGATATCATTTTAACAGCCTACCATTTTACTGTCATGCATTACCAGCAATGAAATGGGCGGGATTAAAAAACAACTTTGTTATTACAACAAGTGCAGAGTATGATAGGTCTGGGAAAATGGGCAGAACACATCGAGCACTAGAATTAATGGCTAAACTAGGTTTAGTTACATATAAAGGAATACAAAAAGTCTCCTACACAGATCAAGCAGTATGGCAAGTAAATGTAAAAACATATATGGAAAAAAGAAAGAATGCTAAAATGGAGCAAAACCCGTTATTTACTTATAACGGCTAATCCCGGTGCTGGTGGACATCGTCTTGCAAGACTAACTGCATGTCTCAATAACGTGCATTGGTACTCAAATGAACACAACGGTATTAATCCATGGGATACTCCTCAACTAAAAAGCTCAACTCCTGATTTTATAGCAGGCCCAAGAAAAATTGCACCATATCATTTCCAAAGAATAATGGGAAAAAATTTATATGTTCCTCATATCGGCGAAAGAACAATAAAATTTTGGAATAATATAAACGAATGGAAAGGCATGTTTAATGAACGCATGGAACGAATAACGCCGCCAAAAGAAAAATATCTTATGTGGCTTACGCACGATGATCCAAATTATCTTATAACTATTTTTCCCGAAGCAATTATTATTAATCTTATCGATTCTGATCCGACACAAGTTGCAGAAAGATATTTAAAAACTACTGCTAAATTTCCATATTACTATGCATTCCATGGGCAACATCCACGGGCATACATAACTGATTATGATAAAGAATTATCATATCTTCATGCACAATTTCCTAATATGACATTTGAGGATTACTGGCTTTATACTAATAAAAAGGTATATCAATGGAATGAGTTGCTTAAATCTGAATATAAAAATTATATACATAAAGAAATACAGCAGTACACCCGTTTAAGAAAACAATGCAATCATTCTAATGTACTAAACATTACATGGCTTACTGCTAAAAATGAATTAGTAAAGTTTTTAGATTCAACTCTCGAAGGACAATACGAAAAATTAGTGTGAGAAACTAATGCTTATGTCTGGCCAATAATCTCTCATACCTGTTTCTAAATCATACTCATCGGTTCCATAAATTAAATTATGTAAATTTTTTGGATGATAATAATCCATAATCAAATGTGCTCTTACAATATTAGATCCATTGTATACTGTATGAGGTCTTAAATTATTAACTTCATACAATGTATGTTTTTGCAAATAATATGATTCGCCATCAATTTTAAAATCAACATTAGGATGTGTTACTAACGGTATATGCAATCTTCGTGAAACAGTAAATGACGGGTCTTGATCCCAATGCAATGGTATTCTTCCATCGGGTTTCATTAAAGCAATCATGCATTTATTTAAAAACCCTTTCCCGTAAAATTGATCTTGCACCCAATCTAAAAGAGGAGTAAGGATATCTTCCCATTCATACCACTCAGGATAATAATTTGTAGTTTGAGGATCAGGCATTATTACTTCTTTGCCTTCTAAACTATCTTTTGGTTTCCAGTCAAGAGCATTGATACAAAACAAAATTGTTTTAATATCTTTAGAAATATGATATCGTTTGCTTCGATACTCACCAGAAACAAAATCCTGTTCTGTAGCATTATGATATCGTTCAATAACAGGAAGAATATATTCATCAGGGACCATTGCTACTTTTCTTTTTACTTTGTCGCCTAACATTCTCATCTTACAAATATTTATAAATACTATAAATACTGCTACTATTAAATAATAGGAAAGACAATGAGTATAAAACAAAAAATTACTAGTATAAAAGATGGAGCGAATTTTGATTCAGCTGACGCTGCTCTTGCTGAAATAAAATCTGTTTTAGGTTGGGATGGTTCAAACAATGCAGATAGCACTGACCGAACTCTTATTGGAACAACAACATTAGTCGAAACTCGTATATGGGCTGAAGAACAGTTTGAAGCATATAGAAACGTTAGATTTGCAGGTGGTATATTTCGTACTAATACAACTAAAATGGCGGATGCAGGATGGGTTATTATCGAAGAAATCGATGACGTCATAACCTTTAGTCATTAATTTTATACTTTTCTTCATACAAGTTTTCATAATTATTAGGTAAATTTAAATTATCTACAGAGATGTAATAATTTTTAAATTTATCATATGACTTTTTTAACAATAATATATATTTTTCATCAGCTAATGTAGGCTCCCATGGCGAACCTAAAGCAAGAGTATATTTTCGTTTATTAGTCGTATTCAACATACTATGTGGCCACTTACCACTTATAATAAAAGGTTGATCTACTTCATGCACTCTTAAGTTTTTTTCTTTAGTAATAAATTCCAAATCACTTACATTACCTTGTAACACATATCTAAATTTATGTTGTAATGTATTAAAATTTTCAGGACTACAATCTATATGCGGTGCATTTAAATCACCTGGTTTTGTAGTAATTATTACAACCCTAGCTCTTTGTGACCATGAAAAAATATGTTCTTCTAAATAGTCATGTAAAGATGTTAGATGCTCTGTTAAAGGTACCCAATTATATTTCATAGAACGTTTATTTCCTCTTGTTATTGGAATATGATGACACGTTCTATAATGATCTACACTCATTTCCTCATAAGGTATCTTATCAAGTTCTTCTATAATTTCTCTAGACGGAGCTGGTAAATCTAAAGGTAGGTAAAGTAATTTTTCTATATTCATTTATTAAATTCTAATTCGGCAGGATCTGTTCCAGTATTT